TTTACCCTCCAATCGTGACGGCAATTAAATCCACCACGTACACCAAAAGGTGTCAGACTTGCACTTACTTCAGCTTCAGTATATCCTTCGTCTGGCTCGTTGCTTAAAGTCGTAACGCATTCATCTCTAGTTGTAGCATCAAGTGGTCCAACATAAGTCCATTGTACATCTTCACCTTCAAATACTTTGTGCCTTGCAAGGTTATCAAACTGCCGAAAACCATCATTTACCGCTACGTTTAATTGATGCGTTTCAAGCTTAATTGTTTCCGATAATCTTTTAACAATAGCTGAAGGACGTTCACCAGATACAATACCTTTAAATAATCCATCTTTTAAATCGTTAGCATATACAGTTGCTTTACCTAATAATGATGAAGCTTCTAAATCTTGTAATAATTCAAGCTGTCCAACAGTTGCACCTTTGACTGTTTTAATCCCACGCTTTGCAGCTTCTTTAGCGACTAAATCAACTTGACCTTCATACGCTTCCATTAAGCCGTTCACAGCGTTTGAATAACCTCTATCTAATAGCTCTTTGAAAAAGTCTAATTCTTTTGCAATAGCAACAAGCTCTGTATCGCTTAACTTGTCCATTCTTTTTGCAATAGTCTTCAGATCATTGAGTAGTTTTTTCTCAATGCTTTGAATTTGACTCATAAATCTATTTACAGGATTAGCCACCTAATATCCTTTGGATTGCTGTTGCGGGTTGTTCTGGCTGCTGTGCTTCTGCTTCAAGCTTCTTGTTCTCGTCTACTCTATCCATAAGCTTCTTTAAATCTTCATCTGTAATGTCTGGATTAAAATAACGTATTAAATCTGTTCTATCCATCAAGCCTTTAGCCATCATAAATTCTAATCGTTCAAATTCTTGCTTTTGGTCTGTAGGAAATTCTATTTCTGCGAAGTCCACCGAATAATTCTCACCCATATCTTTACCCGTATGAACGCGTAATACTTCTCTATCCACTTCATATCTTTCGTGTTCCCAGTCTCGCCATTTGGGGAGGTCTGATATTCTTGATTCTAAGTTTTCCATTTCTAATAAACGTAAGGCTGCACCACTTGGAGCATTACCAGATTCATCCCACTTGATACGTAAATGGTTATTAATAGCAGTTTGATTCGCAAAAGACTTAGCCACTTCAATCATTTGATTAAGATTAGCCGGACTAGATACAAAAGAAAATGAACTATCTTGAGGCATTAAAAGCACACGATCAATACCAAGCTTCATACGTGTAGCTTCTTCTATCCCTGTTGCTACAGGCTGACCAAACGCAAAACGTGTTGCCAATGCTATCTCTGTATTAGCGATGCCTATTTGTACGGCTGCTCTTATTACATCTGATGCACTTTGCTTGTAGTCCATAAATGTCACAGGCATAATTGAATACGGGTTTAGATTCTTATCGTTCACTTTTATTGTTCTACCGGCTTGGTCAAACTTTAAATGAATACCGGGTACACCATCTCTAGCTTCTGACCAGAATACGAACACACGGTTATTCCTTGCATCCCTACCTACTTCATACGATACACCGAATGGACGTGAATCGCCTTCTAAATAATATCTTTTGTAGTGTGGTATAATATCATAATCTAACTTGTCACCAACGTACTTAGTACGGAAAGCCATAGAGCCAGTAAGCCAAGCAGTCTCATTAAACTCACGTGCAACTGTATCTAAATGATGTGCAAACTGCATATAGTCAGTTGCTTGTTCACCGTTAATCATTCGCTTAGGTGGATTCTTATATATCATATTTCTAGCACGTGCGAAGCGTGGCACAATTTTCTGCGGAAAACTCGGTATTTGTTCTAACGTAGAAGGTGAAAACCATTGCTCAATGTGTTGGTCTACGTGTCTATGATAATAGAAGTCAAGGGCAGTATCACGTTCTGCACTCTCTTGGTCTTCTAGATTCTTTTGTGCTGTTCGTATAGAATCAAGGATTATCTGCTGCGATAAGTCGGGCAACACTACGTCATTAACTGTCATCATTCATACATCCAATTCTTATCCATATTAAAATTCATTAAGTGAGTGTTATTAATTAAGTCCTGTGCTTCCCTTTTAATCTTTTGATCTATATGTATTCCGTATATCCATAGTACAGCGAATACAAGATTGATTGCGACTGACATACCTAGTATGAAGGTTACCATCTTACGCTTTCCATAATCTTACGTGTAGCCGGAAATAAGCGATTAATCCCGTACCCCATAGCATCTGATGCGTGTGTTTGTACGCTATCTCGTTTATCTATATCGCTACCGTGCCATACGTTTCTTTCTAAGTCCATAATAAGATTCGGGCAGTTCTCACAAGAAAAATTGCCTTCACGTATTAGCTTATTAACTGAATTAACACGTTCACGTACAGGCGGATTGGCTTTAGGTGCTGATATGTTATATCCAGAGTGCGATTTGATAATAAAATGGTCACTATTTACAGCAGATGAACGTCTTGCACTCCCACTTGCATCCGGAAAAATCTTAGCTTCTGGGTATCTCTTTACCAATTCTTCGACCATATCATACGTTGTTGCGTTCTTTAATCTTACTTCATCAAATACGTGTATCCAATTAGGTCCTATATAAAATATCTCTGAACTCATAGCATCAACATTAAAATCCATCCCGATTCCAATAGGTAGGTTCTCATTCTTTAAATCTGGACGTTCTTCAACGTGCTTATCCCTATCAAAGTCTTTATATACTCTGCCTTGCGTTAGATTAACAAACTTGCCGTGTACGTATGCTTCGATTTGTTCTTCTGAATATGCCTGTAATAAGCTTTCTTTATAATCATCTGGTAGATGTGGGTTGTCTAGCGTTGATGCCTGTATTGTGCCTATATCCATATTAGGATCATTAGCAATTACCCAACCCCAATTTAAACTTTCTGGTGTCCCTGTTAAGAATATTTGAGACTTCTTAGCCTCTGGGTGTCTTACTCGTGCAATCATCTGTTCAAATACTTCACGTTTTTGTATAAATGGTTCATCTATAACCGCCCAACCAATGTTCGGACCACGTAACGAATCTGGTTTATCGCCAGAGCCAAGCCATATTGTACCGCCCCAGTTATGGAAAGTAAATTCTGAGCGTTGCTGATTATAGGTGTAATCAATTTCAGCACGTTGGCACATCTCTTTTAGCGTGACTATTATCGTCTTTGTTGCTAATTGGTGTGAAGGTGATATGTACATTCCCGGTACAGGACTGTTTAAACAACTCATATAAAGAGATTTCAACGCTCCGATATAAGTCTTCCCACTTCCATATCCGCCAATCAATAGGACAATACGATTTGGCATATCCCAGAATTGCTGCTGATGCTTCAGCATACTGTCTTTCTTTATTGTGAAATTCACTCAATTACAATTCCATCTTTTCTAATACGTTGCTCCACATATTCTCTGGGCTTCCCCTCTACCCGGTTCATATACATCTCGGCAGCTTTTAGTGATCCATTCTCTGCCATACTTAAAACTTTATTTAAAATCTTTTCTTTACGTGTGTTGCCTTTACTATCTTCTGCTTTAGCAAGTTCTTTGAAAAGCTCTGACATTGAGCCATTGCGACCGTTTGGATTAGCGTTATTGCCTTCTTCAAAGCGATTACCTATCTTATTTCCTTTAGCAAATTGACCATTTGCCCGTTGGTTTACCGTTGTTTTAGCCATCATTATCGACTAAAGCCATCACTAAAGGTGTGTCTACTTTGTCCATTACTTGCCAACAAGTCTTTTAGCTATTGTATGGCTTTGTGTGAATGTCTTACCTCTACGCATTTCAGTCGCCATCTTTTGCAAGTGTCTTTTAGTATGATGAACTTTGTGCGTTTGCATCTGTGATTTTTGTGTGCCGCTTAATCCTTTAAGATTTACGCCTGTTAAATTAGTAGCCATAAGATGTTTTCTTTCTGCGTTTACTTTTATTCCCGGCTTTCTTTGCCGGTCTGCCTACTTTTTTCCCGTATGATCCTTTACCTTTTGGCATTTCTTTCCTCTCTATCAAATACAGAGTTTGCCCAAGTCCTTCCGGCATTACCGCCCCAAAGTCCCCAAGCAACTGATGCCTTCCCCTTTACGTCAATTCTTCTATTACGTCTTTCTGCCGGTGTGTTGTGTCTAGCAAAAAAACTCCGCATTCTTTTAATTGTCTGTAAGCTTATATTTCGCCCTCCAGACAAATCCCTTGCCCTTGCTACTCCTACCAACGTACCACCTCTATTAGAAGGTGTAACGCTCCTCCTTCTTTCTAAAGCAACACGAGCAGCATTTTGGACTGCTCTTGGTGGTATCGGCATTATTTATTTTTACCTTTTAAACATCTTTATTCTGATCTTGGTATAATTTTAACTTTAGAGTCTGAACCTTGTAAAAATATATGATTTTTTATAAATGAGATAGGCGAAATTACCTTTTTTGTTCTGCAAGAATCGCATTTAGGGCATTGCTCAGATGAATTGTCATCTATAGTGCAAACGGTTTCCCAAACCCATAAGCAATGATTGCATTTGTAGTCGTATCGTATCATCTTTCCGGAAAGAGTACGTTTTGTTTTCCTGTCTTCCGCATATACACCGTCTGATTACCAGAAACACGGGTAGGGTAACAAACACCCTCTTACTTATAAGGTAAAAAAGGAACTTTTTACAAAATAGAATCTTCTAAAGCCTTGTCACCTTTGAGTTTACAACGATTCCAAGCTTTTGTTAAAGTTGATTCAGACTTATTTAATGTTTTAGATATTTCCTTAAAACTAGATTTTCTAATTTGATGATGAAAATATACAATTCTTTCTAAATCGGTCATTAAATAGCCAAGCGTAAAACCTAAGTTTAAGAACTTTAGATTATTTATAGCTTTTTCTGCAAGTTCCTGTACTTCTGTTATTCTTTCTTCTTCTTCTGTGTTTCCGCACATTGGACAAGGTTCGTGGCTTAGTTCGTTCAAAAAGGTAAATCGTCTTTCGGCTTAGAAGACAAATCGTCTTTAGGTACATA